GTTGAATCTGTTCTGAGAGAGCATGTTGATGACTCGAAGAAACCTATCTTCGGCAATCCAAGAACAAATGCGTCATTGGAAACTCAATCAATGACAAAAATGCGACCTGCGCACAAGACTACGAAAGAGTATGTGCGGCAGATGAGAAACAAGTCAACACAGCAACCTAAACTGGAGACCCAGTTAGGTACTTCTGATAAAATTCTTGACCAAATAATGACTAAAGTGATTGAAAATAATTGCTATGAGTTGTGGACAGGTAAGAACAAGAAAGCTGGGTATATAACTTTCTTAGCTGGTAGAGCTGCTATCATGCCATGGCATTTTGCTACGGAGATTGCCGCCATAGTTGAGGAAGATCCATCCTTTGTTGACGATTACTTTGTATTGAAGAAAGCGAGAAGTACGATTGAACATACCTTCAGGATTAGTTTATTGTTAGAAGCTGTAAGAGCTACAGCATTTGAATCGCAAGACGCTTGTATTGTTATGTTTCCAAGAGAGATGCCGAACCATAAAGACATTACCCGATATATACACACTGAAAAGACTTCAAATATGACACGAGATAAGAAATTCGTGTTGTATTGTCCTGACGTGGATCGGATTGTTTCATGGCACGGCGAACACTATCAGGAAGTCTATAATACCAAAGTTGGTTTCGAAGAAGAAAAAGCCACTTATGTGAGAAAAGGCTTCAGATATACAGCGACCACCTCTAAAGGTGATTGTGGAAGTATTATGTGTGCTATTGATCCTAGCTCTGGAAGAGAGAAGATCATGGGTATACATACAGGTGGAAATCCTGCTGATTGTCACGGTTTCGCAACGGCCCTCTGTTATGAGGATGTTATGGAGTCGCTAGAACTAGTTAGAGATGGAATTGTTGAAACATTGGTGGAAACTGCAGTTAATTTTGACTACGAAACCCACATTGTAATGTTAGATGGTAGGTTCGTTACTTTGGCCACATCTGAAAAGATGGTTAGAGCGAGTGAATATACCGCGATTGGCCCATCCAAGCTTATAGGCGAATGGCAACCCCCGGTTACGATACCCGGAAGACTAAAACCCTTCACGAATAATGAGGGAGCTTTAGTAGATCCATTTAAAGTTGGCCTAGCAAAGTATTGTACTCCGCATGTAATGATTGATGTTGAGCTCATGAAGATAATTGGTGAGCACATATTGTCGGATCTTAAGAGAGTGTCCAAAGTTGACGTGGAAAAACGCGTTTTGACTTTTGATGAAGCTGTCATTGGGATTGAGAATGAACCCGAGTATGGGTCTCTACCAAGAGGCACTAGTCCAGGGTTCCCTCATAATGTAATGCCTGACAAGCAACCTGGTAAGACGAAGTTTTTCGGGAAAGAGGCCGTATTTGACCTCCAGAACGAAGCTTGTGATAAGCTAAGGAGCGATGTTATGGAAACAATCCAAACTGCGAAGTGGCAACAACGCCAACCGTTCTTCTACTGTGATTTCTTGAAAGACGAGAGAAGAACACA